CTTCATTGTATGAGCTTTTTGAACGTCCACTTTCACCCCAAGAAATTTCATCTCTACCAAACAAGGAAACAATTCAGTCTCCATATCAAAAATAGAATTTATATCTTGGTGATCTATTTCTTTTTTTAATTCTTTCCAAAGCTGTAATGTAATTTCTGCATCTGCTTCTGCATATGCACCTACATAAATGGCAGGTAGTTTATACATTTCTGCCTTTGCGTCAACACCCCAATCTTTTGCAGCTTGATATAAATCTGTTTCATTTTTACCTTTGCCGGTGTATCTTTTAGCACAACTGTTTAAATCATAGCGCATTTGATTTTCATCAACTAAGGCCGATGCTATCATCGTGTCAATTATTCTACCGCTAATATTTAAACTGAGCGCTCTAATCCAACACACGTCATACATGGCGTTGTGAAATATTTTGTCTGCTGGTGTATCTAATACACCTTGAAACCATTTTAAAACTTTTATTCTACTCATGTTGCCACCACCTTCGTGAGCAATTGGATAGTAACCGGACCAACCTGCAACAGCTACAGCTATCCCTACAACATCTCCTTTACCAACTACAGATCCAGATCCCATCTTCATTAGGTCTGGGTCTTTAGTTTCTAAGTCAATTGCAATCTCATCATACTTAGATAGGTCTGGAAAATTTTCTGGTGGTAACCACTCTGTCTGTGGTTTAAATAGAGGTATCTGCATCGTAATCCCTTTCAATAATCATTTCTAAAAAGTGTATTGCTTTTAATAAATCTTCTTTTTTTCCTTTGTGAGGATGTCTACAAATATATTTTATTGCACATCCTTCTGGAAATAACATTTTATTTTCTATTACAAATTTACTGGGTTGTATTTTAAATCCTTGGTAGTGATTGCCTGCTATTTGTTTGTCGTATGCACTCATAGTATATATCCCTTCTCATATTTTTTTGGTTCAACAATATGTAAGTTTTCTTTTGTGCGTGTTGCACCTACATAAAATAATCTATTCTCGTCATCTGGATTTCTTTCATAACCTTTCATAGTATTCTGTGTTAGATCTGTCATTAATACAACGTTAGTTGCTTCACCACCTTTAGCTGCGTGAATGGTTGACAATTCTATTCTAGGTTTTTCGTTTAGTTTTTCTCCATTCTTTCTCATTTTACGTAAATAGTTTACTCTAGTTTGTCCTGCATTGTCAAATGCTTCATACCAAGTTGTTTTAATTTGAAGACCATAATCATTTACCAGTTGATCTATGTTATAAAAAGATCCTTTGGTCATACCTTTAATTTTTTTCTTTTGCCAATGTTTATCACTTATGTATTTAGACATGCTCTCTACCTGTTTATAAGATAGTGGTTGTCCTTTTAAACAACCTTCCCATGCCATTGCACACTCATGTAAATCTTGTTCATCATTTCTTTTGTATCTATTTTTATAATATAAACCTTGTCGGTATAAAGACTCTTCTATGTCATTTAACATATGTCTAGTTCTACTTAAAACCAACCAATCACCGTGTGACATGTCTATGCTGTCTACATCAAAATGTCTGTGTAATGTACCTTCGTTTGTTTTTGGTTGCCAAGTTTTCGGTATCCTATTTGTAATTTTATTTATAATATTCATTGCTAAATTGTGTACTTTAGCTGGTATTCTGTAAGATTGTGTTAATGGAAGATAGGTTCCTGTTAAATTTATAAATGAATCTACATCAGCTCCAGCCCATCTAAATATAGCTTGATCATCATCACCTGCAATAAAAGCATTTTCTGTTTTTTTCCATATGGTTTTTGCCATGTCCCATTGCATTAATGATAGATCTTGTGCTTCGTCTATAAACACTACATCAAATTTTGGTGATAGATCTGACTTTGTAAAGTCTAGTATCATGTCATTATAATCTATTAGGTTATATTCTTTTTTGTATCTTATTAATTCATTAGCTATTATTCGAAGTTGATCTCTCTCCAGGTCTTGTGTGTGTTCTGCTAAATCAAACTGTTGTTCTGGCGTTATGTTTCTAAGTTGTGCTAGCTGTATAATTCTTAAATACTCACTGTCAGATGTAAAAATACCACCTTGATCTTCTTGATAGTCTGCATAGGTTACAGGAAAACCTAACTTTTTACCTAAATCTTTGTAGTGTCTCGGTTGCATAACGTTGTCTTTTTTTAATCCTAACTTTCTAAATGCTAGCGAGTGTAGTGTTCTAAAATATGGTAAATCATCTTCTGTTAAATTAAACTGTTTAATTGCTCTGTCTCTTGCTTCGTGCGCAGCTTTCTGTGTAAATGCAAAGTAACCTATTTTATCTGGGTCTGTATTTTTTAAATAAGAATTTACCTTACCTAACAATGTTGTAGTCTTACCTGTACCTGGTGGTCCTAATACAATTGTTCTCATGAAAATATAAATTTAATTTTTTGTTGTTCTTTTATGGAATCTTTTTTATCTTTACAGTTTTCTTTTTGTGTAACCCACTCACAATTAGAAACTTCATAATTAGTTATATCGTGATCTACATGATTAACTACCCAATTTTTACCAGGAACATAAAAAGTATCGGGAAGTGTAAAAAAAGCTAATCCAATTAAACGATGCATTCTTGCAAGTATACCAAAGTTTTTCATAGTTATAGATACTTTAGGATAGAGATCTGTTTTAGTTGAAGTGGTTTGTAAAATTTTTCCATTATTTTTATTTTGAACAAACGGAAATATTTTTCCTTTTTCCAATTTATATTTATTTAAACCTCCGGTTTTATGTATAATGTATGTGTCTCTAGGAAGATCTTTATATTGAAAACCTGAATCACCATATTTTGTTCTCATTGGATCATCTGGTAATGTAGAAAGATCTACGTAATCTACATTTTTAATTAAATTTTTATTAGAAAAATCTTGAAATAAATGTAATTGTTCTGACACCATTAAAATATATCCTTTGGTTTTAATTCTTTTTGATTGTACTCATCATTTTTTTTATCAAACTGTTTTACTTGAAATACAGATATTCTTTCTTTACCAATACGTTTGTCATCACAGTTGCAGGCTTCTTTTAACATCTGTGCCGTACGTTGATAATTTATGTCCCAACGTTTTCTAATTAAAAATTGATTGTAAAATCTATCAAACACAAAGTGGTGATTACCTTCATTAGTCCACACCCCACCTTTTTTAAGATCGTTTTTATCTGTAGATACTTGTCTGTTTAGACAATACTCTTCTAAGTGGTTTTGTAATTGATCTTGTGTAGTTACACCTTCTGGTGGATCTATTGGTTCGTGGTTCTTCATCAGTGGATTTATTATCATGTCCCAGTCTTTAGGTTTAACTGTTGGTGGTTTAAAATCTAGTTGTTCCATACATGCTTCCTGGAATAAACTTTGTTGTTTTAAAAATTTTACATTCTCAAGGTGTAGTCGTTCACCATCTACATTAAGATAGTAATATGGTTTTTCTAATTTAATTTTTTGTAAGTCAGTCAGTGCAGGAAATACTATCTCCTCACCAATACCAAACTTTCTTTCTCTACATAATTTTTTATCACACAAATTGCACATTGGTGTGTCATTACATTTGTAACCCCAGTCTTTTTTATCATGCTGTCGTTTAATTATTTCTACTTCAGATTCACTAAGTGGCACAGTCGATGCTGTTGCATTAAACAAAGTCATTTTACTTTTCCATTCTGCCGGCCATTTCTTTTTAGCATACACACCAAAGTGAAACATAGAATTGTTTCTACCACCTTCTGGTATTTTATTTATAGCCATAAGTTCTATGCATGGCGGTGCATCGTCATACTCAGACTTAGGTCTTTCTATTTTAATTTTTGTAATGTCTGTTTGTTTTATTTCTGTATAGATACTATAAAATTCTTCTAATGTTGCAGCTTCTCCATCTGCTTTAAATGCATAACGTGTTGTGTCATCACCATTAAAATATGGTAGATTTAAAAAGTTACCTGTGTCATCTGCTGATTTTAATTGAATTTGTTTTGGAAAGACTTCTGATCCGCCGTATCCTAGTAGTGTTTTAATTTCTGTTAACTTATCCCTCATTCTTTCTGCAGCTACGGGTTGATCCGAGAAGAGAAAGACATGTGCTCCTCCACTCTTTGACCTACACACAGCCAGAGGCAGATTAAATTGTTTTATTTTGTCTATTAATTTTTTGTGATCAAACCCTGCGTATGAATCTATATCTACACAACCCCATATACATTGATTATTCTCGTTAATTGGTATTATACCTAAACTTTGTTTACCATTTAAATGCATTTGCCACAGGTCCGTGGTCACTGGTTGACGTACAACAAATGATTGACCTTTTAATTTGACACCATTCTCAGCAGGTGCA